AGTCTTTCAAAGTGATTGTGATGTCCGTCATTTCTTCCCGCCTTCCGACTTGATCGCTTTGGAGCTAAAGTCGCCATACCACACAATCTGCGGTGCAGTAATCCATACCGTGCCATATACCGCGCCAACCTCTTCGCCCTCTTCTGTGATGGGTACTCGGACATCAGACACCGTGCTGGGCTTGGGGCCAGGCGGGGGCTTCGGCATGAGAAATACCGTGATGACCGCAAGGACGATTGCGCCAACAACATACCACATTAGAAAAGAGCCTTTCCATCATAGGGGGTTTCGTCTGCCCACGGGAATCCACCAAAGTTATCCAAGGCATTGAACCGATTGAAGCATGTGGATCGCGATAGATCGCAGCCCGGGGCAATAAGCACATCCTGATTGCTGCCACCAACCGCCGCCGCAAATCCGTCAATCGGCCCAAGCAGGGTAAGCGTTGTCCCGACGTGCTTTGTGATCAACTGCAAGCGTCCGTTCCATGACAGTATGCCGCCAGAATAATATCCATCGGCCTGACTGGATGCGGCTGCGACCGTGCAGGCGTTTCCAGTGATCCCAGACGCCGTTGCCGACACCTGGAAATCAGCCAGGGCCGCGCCACACCCAAGGCCGCCCTGCTGGTTATATAGCGCATGACGGCAGGGCCTCTGGATCACTGCGGCCAGCGCCTTATAGCGCCCCTCGGTGAAGCGGTTTTCGCAGACCAGGGAAATGCGGGTCAGTGTGGGTTTTGTGCCGACAACCCGGCCCACGAACCGACGCCGCTTTTCAAGATCGCCGTCATTCGCAAAGAGCTGGAAGATATGGACGTCGTTATTGGCATAGCCGTTGTCGCTCAGATAGGATTGCGCCCAAGTGCTTGTCTGTGGAAACGTGATGTCGCACTCAGCGCGCCCCATGACAGAAGTGTCTCTGATCCGGCTTTGCGAGAGGGCGATGCCTTCCCAGGTGCGAGTGAACACATCCACATCATCATTGAATACGTCTGGCGTATCGAAAACGTCAGTGATTGACTCGGAATAGGATTCGTTCCGGCTTGTGAAAAATGCTTCACTCGGGCCGCGCGTAAAGCGATAGAGCCAGACCGGACGCTTACCAAATACCGTTGCCAGGATTGATGCAAAGCTCATGTTGCCACCTCAAGAACACTGGCTGAGAAACTGGAAAGCCATCCGTCAGACGTGCGCGCATGGATCAGCTCAAAGACGTCGGTATCGTACCGGACAAGATGCGCAAAGCTCATTGGATCACCCAGGCTGGCCGTGATCGTGATAGGTGCAGGCAATGTGATGACCCCAAGGCTGATGCTGGCAATAGATGAAAACGCGGACGCCCCACCCCCAGCCAGATAGACGCGCCGCCCCACGACAGACGCAGGATCGACAATGTAGTCATCGTTGATGCGCACCGTGGAATATGGTGATGGCCCTCGGTTCTCCCCAAGCAGAAGATCAGCGTTGAACGTCGGCAACAGGAATGGCCGATCACGCCCCCGGCACCGATCAAGATGCTGGCGCCGAGCCCAACGGGTCGCGTGGGTCTTGTCCGTGTACCGGACAGTGCCCCGCCAGCGGCTATAGGTTTCATCCTGGACAAGCTCGAACCGACCGAATCCGTTGTCAATGAAGTCCAGCTTTTGACGCAGGCCACCGTCCAGCATTTCGCTGACCGTGATGTCATCATCAATTCCGTCGTACCCGCCGTATGTTGTGTAATTGGCTGCGGCCAGATCCACGCTCTCGGTGACGTAGAAGGTCAGGCTGTAATCCACGCGGTTGATGCCGATCCCCCGGCCAAGACCGTTTGGCACAATCGCGGGCAGGACCGGACAGACCCATGAGCCCGCGGCATAGTCTTGCGAGATAAAATCCCCTGAAGGCAGTGTGATCACCCCGGCGGCATAGGTTTCGATGTCCACCAGCTCGTATTTGTTCGGGCCTTCGTAGATCAAAGCCTGACCGCCGGCGCGATAATCTGCGCTGTCCACTGTGATGGTCGTATCGGCATAGTCCGCACCAGACGTCAGCTCGGTCGCAAAATGCCAGATTGGAACAAGCCAGTTTCCGGCAATATTGTGGCGAAAGGTCTGTTCAATCCGCGTGGCCGTCGATCTCGGATTGACCGCATGATTGAATGTCATGATCTGGGTTGCCGCATGCAGACTGTCCCTGAACTCGCCGGTTGATGTCATGCGAATATCGGTGTTGAATTTCAGGGTTTCGCCAATTGTGGAAGGGATGAATGGCCACAGAATGCTCATTGATTGGCACTCACAATGTTCATAACCGCTTGCTCGCCTTCTGGGGTGTTCATGTACTGACCAACCAAAGACGGATCAAGGACCGTGATAAAGTTGGGGTTCATGTTGACCTGCGGCGCTGGCTGTTTCATGTGGCTGCCGATCCGATCATTTGGAATGACTTGGGAACCCTTTGGCAGGTTGACCAACTCTGGACCGCGTTCACCTACCATAGTCATGCCGCCCTGCCAGTCATTTGTGCCGTTGGCGTTGGATCCAATGCCGCCAAATAGCATTCCTGCAAGGCCACCGCCTCCAGCGCCAAGCGTTGCGCCCAAGATACCGCCGGACATGATGTCCGCAGCCTTTGCCGCGATTGCCGCCACAAGCCATTGCTGGATCATGGTCGCGAACATCTGAAGCAAAGCCACGCCAAGGTTATCGCCATTGCGGGCCGCTGTGATCAGACCATCGGCAAGGGTGCTGACGTCATTGATCGCTTGGGCATATTCTGCTTCTGCCATCTTGACGTTGAGAGACTGCTGAGCCAGCGCGAATTGATCAGCACTCAGAGCGCCCGCCGTCATCAATCGCTGGTACTCGGCAAGCGTGTCGTTGTAGATCTGTTGCTCGGTCCGCAGAGATTGCATCAACTGAAGCGCCGCCTGCTTGTCCTGATCGGCTTGGCTTTGACCGCCACCGCCGCCACCGCCGCCACCGCCGCCGCCACCCCCCGATGATCGAGGAGTGTCATTAGTCAGAAAAGGGGCTGCTTGCTCTTCAATAGTCTGGCGCTTGAAACGTGGCCCTCCGACCATCTCGCCCCCAGCGCCCCCACTGCGTCCTCCTTCAAGATTGCTAACAGCACTCCTTGCAGCTAGAGCTGCTGCTTGCAGCTCGCTCGTAAGGGCGGCGGCATTCCCAGTCGCATTAACAATGCTCCCCCCCAGTGTAACCATGTCGCCGTCAGCATTTTCAATGGCGGTTTCAACCATCTGGATAACCCGTTCTAGTTCTTGGGTCTCTTCAGTGGTGCCCCCAGCTTCTTGCTCAAGCATCCGCATCGCATTTGTAGACGCCGCCAATATCTTGCGGGCACGTTCGATATTGACCACAGCACTATCGGGCAAAATGCCAGCCGCCGCTTGATCCTGAAGTGTCCGCATCATATTGCGGGCGCCGTCGGCAGATACTTGGAGGCTTTGGTATGCAGAGCTTAGCTTGACGTTTTCTACATTTTCTTCACGCATAGCCATGGCTGTAGCCAAGTGAGATTGAGCCTGAATGAGCTTAACCCTAGCGGTATCAACCGACATAGTTCGACCGGATGTCAAAGATCCAGTCAAAGCGTCTGACTTGGCAATTTCTTCATTCATGGCAAAGGCTGCGGCATCGGCTGCATTAGCAAGCTCGCGCTGGGCAGCACCGAACCCTAAAAACTCGCCAATCAAGCTGGGCAATTGTGCAACCGCATCAACCATGGATGTGAAAGCGCGCGTCAGGCCCGTGACGGTCTGGATCAGGCCGCGCAATATCGCTGTCAGTCCAGCATCACCAATTGCAATGGCAAGGCCTTGGAATGCCGATACCATGGACTGCACATCGCCGTTTAGGTTGTCGCGCATCGTCGCCGCCATATCACTGGCCGCACCATCTACGTTCTGCATTTCCGCAGTCAGCTCACGCAATCGCCCGCGGGAGTTGGTCAGCGCCAGGATTGCAGGGCCGCCCCGATCACCAAATATTGTCAGCGCGTCTGACGCATCCAGACCAGCAACCGCAAGCCGGTCAACAATATCGGTCAGGTCATTGGTCATCGGGTTGACGTCTTCAACAGCCACGCCCATAGCAGAAAGCGCTTGCACAGCCTCATTCGTGGGGTTGACCAGAGAAGATAGCACTTTCCGCAATCCGGTGCCTGCCATCGACCCTTGCAGGCCGTTATCGCTGAGCACACCCATAGCCGCTGCCGCGTCATTGACGCCGATCCCCAAGGCGGCTGCAACCGGGCCCACGAATTTCATCGCATCGCCCAATTGCTCAACGCTAGTGTTGGCTCGGCTTGCCACCGCCGCCAATGCATCAGTCACGTCGCTAGCATCTTCAGCGCTGACGCTGAATGCCGACATGATGTTGGAAGCGATGTCTGCCGCACTCGCCAGACCCATCCCCGATGCGGTCGCAAGGTCAAGCACGTCAGGAATGGCGGCCATTGAATCCCGCGCGTTAAAGCCAGCCATGGCGAGAAACTTCATCCCGTCGGCAGCCTGCGCCGCCGTAAACTCCGTTGTCGATCCCAAGTCCTTGGCTACATCCCGCATTGCGGCCAGATCCATCGCGCTTGCTCTGGAGATTGCGCCCACCGCAGCCATTGATCCTTCAAACTCGCGGATCACGCGGATCGCGCCACCCAGAGACCTCAAAGCCGTGACAGCAACAGCAACCGCCGCCGCCGCCACTTTCCAGTTTGCAGCCATCGCTGATGTCGTTGACGCAATAGTGCGCCCGGCCTTTGTTGTTTCGTCTGTGAACCCACGAACGGACCGTTTGCCCTTGTCAACGTCGCGTGTGTCAACGCTCATGCTGAGCTCTGCATAATCCATTCTATTACTCCCTTAGCCGCTCTTTCGGCGATATGCTTAGTGGGTTCGTGCCATCTGACTTGCCCGAAACAAACGCTTCGGAAAGCTCTTTGAGCAAAATGCGCTCAGCCGGATCAGCGACCCGGCCAGTGGCTTTGTGATAATACCAGACGTCTTGCCAATCCAGCGCGACCTCCCCGACCATGGGCATAAGCTTGGTCGCGCCGGATCTGATCAGATCATCCAAAAGGTGAGCTTCTGGCAGGGGATCATTAGACAGGCCATCAGGCTTGCAGGTCTTTCTGATTTGGGCGAGGCGGTTGTGAGGCCATCGCACCCTTTTGCCTTTTGCGCCGTCCGCTTCTGGAACGGCTGACAGCCAACCGAGCTGCCGAGCTTCTGCCTTTAAGCGCTCGGCAGCGCCTCGAAAAAATTGCTTTGATCCTGGGCGAAGGTGAGCAATTGCTTGGATATATTGTCAGAGAGCGAAATGAAGGCGCGCTTGTTCTCTTCCGTGGAATCCAGCGTATTGCCGTTATCGTCTTCAATGTTGACAAAAGACACGATTAGGACGCATCCAAACTTGATCCCATTTTCGTGGTCAGTGTCCTCTTCAAAGCCGGTTGGCACTTTTGACTTGGCTGACATCATCAACCGTTTCTGGCGCCGCGTGAATTCCTGAACCGATTGCGCTTCCATCCCGCGCACAATCATGCCCACCGCAAAGGCCGGATCTGGGGCTTCCTTGCCAATCCACCGGCCGAGCTTATCGGCATTTGGTCCGGTATAGACTGGAAAGCCGTATTTTGTGTGATGCAGATGCATAAATGCGCCCTCGTCTTGGGGCGACTTGGTATCAAAATCAGATAGTTTCATGTTTTGCACTCCAGGTTCGTTGGGTTCAAAATGGGGTGCGCAAGGAACCCAGCCTGCGCACCCCACTCTCAGACCGCGCCCGCTCCACCTGGGAGGGTAGGTTGCGGGGGTCTAAGCTCTTATGCGCCGTCAACCTTTGTGACGCCGGTTTGACCGCGGATCACAAAGTTTGCGCCCTTGTATTGGGACGCTGTGCGCTCAAGGTCTTTCAAGTTGGCAATGAGACCCTGGAAATAGTAATCGTCGCCGTCGCTGTCTGTCACAACAAACGAATGCGTTGTGTTGCCATTTGCCGCAGCCCGGACAATGACCTGACCGGCATCGGCGCGCGCGTATTCAATTGTGACCGGAATTTCGCCCAAATCCTTGACGCCGTTGACGTGGGTTTTGCGGCCTGGCTTCAGAAGGTCGAATGCGATGTCTTCCGATTCATCGCCGAGCTCGCCGAACGAAACGACAAGGCCGACTTCGACATAAGACAGCGCCTCGTAGCCAGATGCGTCTTCTGTGGCGGGCGAACCCGACACGATGGAAAGTGTAGAACCGATAAAGCTGATAGACATGTTTTATCTCCTATGCCTAGTGGTGATCCCCGCGTTCACCCTAGACAGGGAACCGCCTCGCGGGGAAAGGCGGTATCAGGTTGCGTTCGCCACATACTCGAAACTTGTGGGAAGGCGGAAACTGGTCTTGTCCGGAAATGGTTGCGCAGACTGGCTGGGCTCTGTCATGATCGTACATTGGCCGCCGGTGAAAGAGAACCGATCCCCCTTTGCAAAGGCCGCGCGCACAAGGTCCAGATCATCCAGGCCTGCATCCTCTCCGATGCCTTGAGCT